AGAAAGCTACAAACTAGGGGGGAATATGAAACTTAATATTAGAAATGATTTTTCTTTGTTTGTTGCTATCAATGAATCAAAAAAAGCATTAAACGAATCCAGTATATCTGTTGCTTGTTTGCTTGATGATATTGCAGTCAATGAAAATACTGATATCAATATTGCAGAATTGCAAAAGGATATTGAACATATTCAAGATCAAATTACATATCTTGAAAATAATTTTAAAACTATAGAGGGGATAATATGAAAAATAAAAAAATACATGAAATTGGCTTTGATGATCAATACATGGGAGATAATAGGGGCGAATGGGATGCATGGTTTTTATCTGATTTTTTATGTTTAATTGATGGGCGTATTAGTTGCACCTCAAAAAACTATATTGAAGCCACAACAGAAGATTATAAAAAGAAAATTTGCTTTTATTCTGATAAAGGTAAATTTATAAATTTTATAAATTGGGATGATCTGGATAAATATAGTTATACACAAAAAGACTATTTAGCCTTTGAGGGCTTTTGTGCTAAATATGATTTACAACATGAGGAATGGAGCGATGACTAAAAAGCAAACAATAGGGGAGGATGATGCCTAATTATTAAATATATTCAATCTCAAGGGGCTTATAAGCCCCTTTTTTTTTGATGTCTCAAAAATTGTTTATGTAGTTCTTTGTGTAGGTTGTTTTTTATAACCATTTCTCCAACTCTAAAGAAGTTTATAAATTTTTTATGCTTAATGAATGGAGTAAAAGCAACCAAGAGGTTGAGCCCCTCTTTTCCTTTTCTTCCTTGCCTTTCCCATATTCCGTATTTCTTCGAGCCTTCGCCTTTTGGTACGCCTTGAAACCTTGAGCCCTTCCTGCTTGCTACAGGCGTTTTATCAATTTTTTTTAATAATCCGCCTTTAGTGTTTAGCTGTAATATATTACCGAATTTGCCCTGTTTGCTTTTTGCGTCTCTGGTGGGTGATGGATAAGAACTTCTTCTGGCTGGTTCATCGTCTCCGCTATAAATATAATGTAAAAATTTTGACGCATAATCTTTGACCCTTACAGTCATAGCTAGTTTATTGCTTTTGCCTTTTGCAAATTGAGAGATGACAACGCTTTTGATTGTTTGGGGTCTTGGTCTATCTAATTTTTTATGCAGTTGAGCCCTTTCAGCGTTTACTATTTTTTCCCCTGTATAGTTCATAGCCCTCGCCATGATTTTGTTAAAATCCTTTTTATTTAATTTTTTGTTTAAGTCTCTTCGGACTTCTTTAAGATTTGATTTTAAGGTAACTCGCATATTTTTATTATAAAACTAAATTTGCCTTAATACTAAATTTGCCTTAATACTAAATTTGCCTTAATTACAAATTTGCCCAATGGCTTTTGTTGTCAAATTTTAAACCATTCTCTTCAGCAACTTTTAAAATAGTCGATTTGCTTTTACCCATAGATACAGATACTTCGTTAAGCGATTTGCCTTTATCGATTTGCCTTTTAAGATTTTCAATACTGATTTGCTTTTTTTGTCTTGTCATAGATTCTCATAATGCTCTATAAGTTTATTAAGATACCATGAAGCCTTTTGTAAGTCCTGTATGTTGGCATCTTTATATTTGTGCCTGTGTATATATTTTATGATGCTGCCCTCAAGATAGGAAGGGTAATTATCACCAAGTTGTTGTTTTATATATTGAATACACTCTACTCCATTATTATTGTAATGTGGTGGATGGTTAACCATATCTTTGCTCATTTCATTCTCCTTGTTAATTCGTTTCTACATTTCTGCTTGATCTTTAGTTTGGTTGATGGGTTATCAATCATATCCTTTAGCTCTTTAGTGCTGGTGCACTTAGCATAATAGTGAGTAGTGCTCATCCTGCCTGTTTGTCTGTCTCTAATCTTTTGCGATTTGCTTATTTTTATTGGCATTCTTCTTCCTTTTTTTATTGTTAAATATCTTTTCCCAATTGTCTTGATATTGTGTTCCCTTCTCTGGTCTACGCTTGCTACCCTTACTCATCATCATCCTGTTGCATATAGTAAAAGGTTAAGCCCCAGAGAATAATGAATACAGGTATCAGCCATAGTGTAATCATTTCTTTTCTATCCTCACAAACTTACTGCCCTCAAACATCATTGCTAACTCCAGTCTCATATCCATAAGTTCTTTTGGTACACATCTAAGCAGTTCTTGTATCGATATGAAATTTGCCTTTCCTTCGCTTTTGTACATTTGCATTGCTCTTGGAATTTCATAATCTAAGTCTGTAACATACCAAATTTGCCCATCCCAATCAAAACAGCGTATATGTGGCTCAAGTGGTTTGTAGCCAAGAGTCATTAGCTCATTCATCAAAGCTACATATGCTCTTCGCATCATCTGAATCATTTTCTGGGTTTGAATATCATTATTTTCAGCAACAGATTTTTTAAATAGCTGCTCTGCTTTCATAAACTTAAGCCTAAGATCAACACCCACTAAACGATCTATTCTGTGCTTGTCGCCCCAAGTAGTGTGAAACTCTTTTTTCTCTGCCTGATATTCTTCCAGCATTCTTAAAGTTACAGAGGAATATTTTTTGTTTTCTTGTTTTTTCATAGTATATAAGTCCTGACAATCAGTGGGGGAGTAGGGGTAGTACTACGTACTACTACCCTACCTACCCCATACTTCTTGCTTTTGGGGTAGTTATCTTACCCAAACTACCCCAACTAACTACCCCACTACCCCATCATAGGTATAATGTTCTTAAATTCGTATTTTTGGTAGCCATCAATAGTTTCTAAGGTGTAGATTAATTTCTTTTTAACCATCTGATTAAACTGATATTTAATCTGATCCTTATTCATATAAATAGAATTACCCTCATCATCCTCACCTAACTTTACCCTGTTTGGGTAAAAGTCAGATTGTGTTAAAAATATTTCATGTTCTGGAACGCCTTTTTCAGCAGCCCTAACAGCAGTCTCAGCTTCAAAAGCCATCCATACTTGTTTTAACTTCCACGTCATATCATCATCAGCATCAAAATTAAATTCAATCTTTTCTAAATAAGCACTGCTAATCTTTTTATCATTAATAGTTACTGAATGATCTACCAACTTAAAAGCTAATCTAGTGTTATGCAATGAGTCTTTGTTTAGCGTTTGCTCAAACGTCAAATTCATCTCATCATCTGGTGAGTCCTTATCTCTTACAACTTTAAACTCATTATCTAATGAAGCTGGTATTACACTTGATCCCCTAGCCCTATCAGCATTGCCATGACCTGTATGATGCACCATAAGGACACAACACTTATAGTCTGCTATGAGTTTATCTAATTTGCTTATAAAGCCACCAACATCTTCAGAGCTGTTTTCATTACCACTGAATACACGTTGAAACGTGTCTAGCACCAATAAATTAAGCTCACCATGACTTGCAACTATCATCTCAATTTCTGCTATCAAGGCAGTAAAATCAGCATCATCATTAATTCTTACAGTTCTATTAGATATGTAAAAAGGTGCATCTGCCAATGATTCTCTATCATCAAGAATCGAACATCTGGAACGTATACCCCTGAGCCCCTCTCCTGCCACGTAAAGAACGCTAGATTTCTTCTTGACCCCATGACCAAAGAACTCATTACCTGATGCTATAGAAGCTGCCATAGCGATTGCAACAAACGATTTGCCTGACTTGGGTGCTCCAAATACACTAACCAAGCTTTCTTGCTCTATGACATCGTCAATCAACCAGTTAGGTTCATCTACTTGCTGAATTATCCTGCTTACAGGCTCAACATAAAACGCTCCTCTAGGTCTTTCGGCTGGGCTACCTAAAATATAGTCCTCAAGCTCGTCAGAGCTTAAATACAGGTTTAATTCGTTTGCTTCATGCAAATCGCCCTTTTCTGGCAAATCTTTATGTGGCTGACACGTGATGACGTTACAGGCATTTGCCTTTAAGTGCTGACCTATCTCCGCAGCAAAAACCAACCCAGCTTCGTCATTATCTGGGTATATGTAAACCTGCCTACCATAGATGCTTGACCAGTCTGTTTTATCCCAGCCCTTACAGCCCCCATGATGACAAGCAACCTGCCCAGCATATATCTGCTCGGCTGCTATGGCTGCCTTCTCACCTTCGACAAGTAGCACAGGCTTATCATCGCTTCTATCTGATAGATACAAAGGCATAAGCCCCTCTGGGCGTTTCATGTACCAAAGATCACCACGCTTGCTAAAAGGTGCATATTTGATTTTGCTTCTAGGATGACCCTCTGGAAATCTAAGCACTGCAAAGTCATCAGAGTATTTAATCTTGATGCTTGCCTGCAACCAGAGCTCGACAAATTGATCTCTGGTCAAAGATGGCGATGAAGGTGCTTCTTTTTTTGGGGAGATAAAATGAATGTCGTCAGACATTGCTCCCTCATCGCCAAAACCAAATCGTTTAAGTGTTTCGTTAATACTTTGATCAAAGTGTTTGAGTAGCCACATCGTACCACCACCCTGATCCAATTCAAAGGAATAAAATTGCCCCTTCTCTTTATTTAAAACCCAAGAGCCATGAGTGCCCCAGCGAACCTCAGCCGATGTTTCAGCCTTTGGTTCGCCAAGTAACTCTAAGCCAATAGGTTTAGCTATTGATGCCCAATCCTCGTTGGTCATTAAAATGGAATGTCATCGTCAGTTACCACTGTTTTCTCAACAGGACTTTCAGCAACTGGTGCTGTTACATCCTCATCACTAGCCCATACAGGAATCGTAAATTCTGCTGGTCTTGGTTTCCAAGCAACAAACTCAAACTCAGGCACTTCGCTGGAAAAACCAGAATCGAATTTAACACCTCTTGAGCCTAAGTATCTAAAGCAAGGCAATTGCCCTTCATTAGCTGCTTTTTGCATCCAGAACTTCTCACACATGGATTTAAAGCCTTGTAGCTCTCCCCATGCTGCACGTTCCCATTGCACCACTTGCTTATCACTTGTGAAAGCCCAAACGCTAAAAGCCTTTTTCCAGCCTTCTTTGTTTTCGACTTTACTAAATGGAATATCAGAGAATTCAAACTCATAGCCACCTGAATATCTGCCCAGACCAGTCTGGATAGTATCAGGGTCTAGTAGGATGTATTCCATGTCATAGACATTCTCTCCTATATACCACGCCTTTTCTTTTGCCAAAAACTTAAGATAAGAATTTGACCCATTTCCTTCACCAGAATTTTCTTCAAAAAAATCCATAGCACGCTCCTTTTAAATCAGTGCAAAACTTTGTCTGCACCTTCGTTATATTCTGCTTCAAGACTTTCAATGTTTCTAGTCTTGTAGCTCCAAAAATCACCGACATCAGTGATCCCTAATGCTTCAGCTCCTAACAGATAGTTCTGATATTTGCGGAAACAAAACTCTTCAAAATCGTCATCAAATATTATGTGCATTGTTTAATATTACATCAATGTCATTGCACAAGTCATCAACATAGCCAACTATTACAGCTTGATTGTGGTAATGAAAATTATTGTAAATTAAGGCTGCTGGCATTACATACCTCGCTTTGTTGCGATTGTATTTATAAATAAGCACAGGTATTAAATCCTCTCCAGCACTTTCACAAGCTTGAGCCCACCATTTCTCTTGGGCAAAGGTTGATCCTTTGCCTGCATAACACTTGCACTCAATTGCAAAATTACGCCAGTAAATATCAGCCATTCCTTTATTCTGATATTGATCAAGATTCCTTTTAACAGTTTCATCAAATCCACGTTTCTCACAAAAGCTATTAATCAGCTTAACAATGGTTCGCTCAAAAGCTGCACCCTTGTTTCTGGAATTTACCACTGCTCGCCATAATCTTGCTCATACAATCTCACAAGCTGTTCAAAGTCATGGGGTGATTCAGTCCTTTTAATTGATCCATCGTTGTACATGACTTCTCTGGAATCATCGTTATAGGTTATTTCATAAAAGCCATCGCCATATCTTGTTTGCATATAGTGAGACTTCACCCTTTTAGCCCACTCATAGACATCATTCTTTAAGGCTTGTAGCTTAACTATGTCTGTGTACTGGCTCATTTCTTTTGAGATTCAGCTTCACAAATACCAAGCTTTATAAAATAACCAGCTATGTCGCCAATACTTTTTTTACTATTATCAACTTTGTATTTCCAGAGCAGTTGATGGATGTCTTTATCCACCCAAACCGCTTCCTTAACTGGACGTTCTGTCAACTTATTTTTTTTATTTTTTAATTCAATTGTCATATCTTAACTCTCCTAAGTAATTGTATAATAAATTTGGGCAGTGGCAAAACTCTCCTTATAACGCTCCCTTCAAGTCTGCTGCCCCTCGATCCTTAATCCTCACCATCTTACGTCTAACGCTTCTGGCTTCCTTAGCAGGCACTACCTTCTCAGGAGTAGCCTTGTAATTAATGTAGCCCCAGTCAAGACTATATGAGCCACAAACAGCTTTTTCATGATTGGCTATCTTTTCCATCAATGCAGTTTGTATGCAGTCCTGTTCTTCCTTTAGCTCTTTAATCTCAGCATCAATGTTTTCATGCCTTGCAATCATTCCAGATAAAGAATCATCTATTTCCAAGACATCCTCAGCCACTGGAATATCTTCAAACATCGCATAAGCATCATCAGAAGTTTCAGGATCAAAGTAAGTTTCTGTCTTAACTCTTTTCTGCCAGTCCTCAGCTAAAACTCTTAGCTCCTCGCTGAAGGATGGATCACGCTCATAGAAGAAGTATCTAATTTCATTAGCAATATGACTAAAGACCACCAGAACACCCCAAGAACAACCAGTAATTTCAACTTGAGTT